AAGATAAGGTTGATGAGACTAAAACGATGGAAGCTCGAATTCAGGAACTTGAAGCTAAACTTAACCAAAGTACAAAGCTGGAAGACGCTTTATCACAATTAAAAAATAAAGAGGAATCCCCTGTGAAGGAATTGCAGCCAAGTCAAACCACTGAGACAACCCCTCAGTTGGACGTTGAAACGCTTAAACAGCAACTACTACAAGAAGTTATGGGGTCATTAAGTACTTCTCAACAACAAGAAGTGTTTAGTAAAAACCAAAATGAAAGTATTAGTGCTGCACAAGCGATATATGGAGATTCTTATGAGCAGAAACTCCGTGAAAGTGCTAAGGACTTAGGTATGTCTGATGAAGATATTATCAAAGAGGCACAGGCTAATCCGAAACGCTTTAAAAAGTTATTCGGTTTAGATAAACAACCCAAAACAACTTATAACCCTAGTAACTCTGTATCTGGTTTTAGCCAGAATAAAGAAACTGGTCTGGATTTTTCGCGGGGTTTTAACGACCGCACACGCGTAAATACAGCAGTAGATAACTATCGTAAGATTGCAGAGAAACAAGGTGTTAAATTAACTTTCTAACTGAGAAAATATTATGTCAACTTTTACTTATGCAGCAGTACCTAACCTAGTTCGTCAAGAGCTATATCAAGCTTCTTTAGAGAAGCAGTTTGATGACTGGTTAGTTGGTCGTCCTTTGTTCGATGACAAAACAGGTATCTTCCCTGATGGTGACACTCTTAATGTTACCTTGACGGCAGATCGTGATGTTTCAGATTACACAGAGAATACTCAGATTACCTATGACGGTATGACTACTTCTCGTAAAGACCTTACTGTTACTGCCTATAAGCAGGATGGTTTCTTTGTAACAGACCGTATGAAGCAAGATGCGCATCAATCAGAAGCATTCTATCAAGAGAATGTCCACAAGTCTGGTATTGCTATGGCTACAGATATGGAGACTGCTGTTCTAGCTACAGCTAACTCTCAGACTCTTGGTAATAACAATGCTATTGGTGGTGTCCCTCATCGTCTTAAAGGTGGTGGTACTGGTGGTGCTATAACTATTGAGGACATCATGTTCATCAAGTACGCTTTTGATAAGGCTTATGTCCCTACCGAAAATCGTATGTTAATAGTTACTCCTGAAACCGAGTACGATCTTAATAAGCTCTTAAACATTACTGAAGTAACTAATGGTTCACAGTTTAACTTCGATGTACAAGGTCTAGTGCAAACTGGCTTTGGGGATAAGCTTAATATTGTTCGTAACATTGCTGGTATTAACATCATGGTAAGTCACAACTTGCCAGCTATTACTGGTGAAGCTCTTGCCAAAAGTGATGGCACTGGTGGTGGTGCAATTACTGGTAAAGGTTGTGTTGCAATGTCTATGGCTAATGACACTTCAATGCCGTTCATGGGTGTTATCCGTCAGCGTCCTGAGACTGAATTCTTCCGTAACACTAACCTGAAACGTGATGAATGGTCTGCTACTTGTCGTTATGGCTTTGCGCTTAAACGTCCTGAAGCATTAGTGACTATAGCAACGCCTGTCTAATTAACAGGTAGTTTTTAAAAGGGATTCTTAGGAGTCCCTTTCATAAAGTTCCTTGGAGATAAAAAATGAGAAGAACATTGTTAATGGTTGTTCAAGAGTACCTTGATGCAACAAGTGGTTTTTATGTAGACAGTATATTTGATACGGATGAGTCTCAACAAGTAGCTAAAATAGCAGAACGTGTGTACTACCAAATGGTGCAAGAATACGACAATGTTTTATTTACTATGGATGATTTAGCTTTAGAATCCTTATCAGATATAGCTCGTCCTAATTCTATGCTGCTACCTAAAAAGGTACAGAAAATACAAGAAAGTAAAATTTGGTACAACGTATCAAAGAAAACAGGTGAACTTGATTACCAATTAATAACGTACTTACCTCCACTTGATTTTGTAGAGCATACGTTGCATTCAAATACTACAAACTCTATAATAGTAAAAGGTTACAATGATAATAGAATGTCTATTAAAACTAACCAATTTCCTTCTTATTTTACTTCTTTTGATAATGTTCATGTTGTATTCGATTCTTATAATAACGAATTCGATACTACCCTTCAAGCAAGTAAGACCAGATTTGTAGGCTCTCAAGAGAAAGTCTTTTTACAAGAAGATGTTTTTGAAATACCTATCCCAAATCATTTATCTGAAACTTACTTAGATATGTTTCTTAATGAAGCTCTTACTTTAGTTCATCAACAACCTATCGGAATGATTGCTCAAAGAGCAAGAGTTAAGAAAATAAAACTTCAACAAGACAACCGTACATTAGGACAAGGCCGTAGTAAAGCTTCTTATGGAAGGAAAGGTCTAAGTGGAAGTTACGTACCTAGAGGTCATGGCTAATAATGGATACTGATTACAAATTAATCTTTGATGGTTTTTATAGGTGGAGTCGGAGTGGTAAAGTTGCTGAAGCACTTAGTGGATGCTTTATTAGAAAGAGTGAAGCAGCGAGAGCTTGGGAACTTTATGAGCTAAGTAAAAAAGCCCCTGCATCTTCTGTTGTAAAGAGTGCAGATTTAGAAAGCTTAAATAATAAAGCAGACTTATTGAAGTGGGCAGAAGTAAACAATTTGGAAGTTCCAGATAAACATAAACAACCTACTGCCATTAAGAAGTTTTTAATGGGTAAGTATAAGGATTAGTTATGAGGGCTTCAGGACAAAAAGATTATCTTTCTTTAATCAAAGGTTTGAATACCGAGACTTCAGCTCTTGCTTTTCCTGAAAGTTTCACATCAGATGAATTAAATTTTGTAATTAATAAAGATGGATTAATTCGTAAAAGACGTTTAGGGTTTCAAGATTTAGTAACTCCTTTTGTTATTACTGGAGGGTTTGCTGCTGTAGAGAATGTATTCTATTGGAGAGGCCCATCTTTAGTATGTGTTACAGTTACAGACGACACACCACAAACCAAACTTCGTTTTCATGCGGTAGATGATGACTTTACATTTATAGCAGAGGTTGTCATTTCTTCGGCTGTAGTAAAAACACAAATAGCTGAAACAACTAACTTCCTCATTATCACTACAGACCAAGGTACTAACCCTGTTATGTGTGAGTACAAAGAACTTACAAAAGAAATTTTTGTTAGTAGTGTTAAGGTAAATGTACGTGACTTTGAATTAGTAGATGATGGATTAGAAATATCCGAGCAACCTATTAATCTTTCAGACAACCATAAGTACAATTTATTTAATGCTGATTGGCATCTTACAAGAGCAGATTTAGAAGGTAATAAAGTAGAAAAACTTGTAACAACTGCCTTTAAAAATTTTACAGGAGTTTATCCTAGTAATGCACAAGTAGCTTCTGTAGGAATTATTATAGATGAAGGTGGGGATACAGTCTTCTCATCCAAAGATGTTAAAGGGGCTAACTTCGGAAACAGTAAAGCAGGGCGAGGTCATTATGTTTATGACATTAATGATTTTAACAGAGATGCTAAATTGCTTAACCCTGAAGAAGATGGTGCGCCAAGTACAACATTAGTTCCTATAGGGACTATAAACTTTTCAGGAACTCCTACATATAATCCAGATGAGCCTGATGTTATAGACCCTGAAGACACTAATACTCCTTCTGGTGGTGGTGGTATTCCTCCTTACAAGCCACCTTATAGTGATGAATTTTTAGATATACCATAATGAAATTAAAAGAGATAAGAGGATATTATGGCGGTAGATAGCCCTAAGAAGAACTTTAAGAACCCTACTTCCTGTGCTAGTGCATTTGGGAGATTCTTTTACGCTGTAGATAGTATGGTGTACTTCACTCAAGTAGTAGAAACTGACAGTGATGTAGGTAGGTGTTATCAACAAAATGACCCTACTAGCAGTGAGTTCCCAGACTTACTAGATACAGATGGAGGTGTAATAGAGCTAGAAGATACTCAACGTATTAAGGCTATGCAATCTTATAGTTCAGGTGTTCTTATCTTTGCTGGTAATGGTGTGTGGTATATCTACAACCCTGATGGAGGATTTAAAGCTACATCTTTTAATGTAGAAAAGATTACCGACAGGGGTATAGATAGTGCTAAAAGTATTGTAGTAGCAGATAATAATATCTATTACTTTTCTAATAACGCTATTATGCAAATTGCTGTGAATCAATTTAATACAGCAGATGCTACAGATATTACAGAAACATCCATACGTTCTTATTACTTATCTACTCTTGCAGGAGAAGGCGCACAAGGCGTATATAACTCAGGTACTAAACAATGTGAATGGTGGCTTCCTCAGACACAAGGTGCAGGTTTAGTTCTAGATACAACTGTAGGTGCATTCTATCCTCAAAAGCAATCTAGTGCCTCCTACAAACTCCGTATGCCATTTACCATAGCTAATGCTTTGTATTATCCCAGTTCTCTTCAAACTGATACTAATGTCACGTACTCATTCTCTTCTAGAGTTAATCGTGTATTTAAAGATTTTGGTACAGACCAAGAAGCTTATCTTGTCACTGGTTATGAAACACTTGGTAAGTTTTCTAATAAGAAAGCTGTGTCACAAGCTAAAGTATTTTTCAGAAAGACAGAAACAACAATAACAGGATATGAAGCAGATAGTTATGTATTTGATTATCCTAGTGCTTGTTTGTTTCAAGCTCGTTGGGATTTCGATAAGAGTGCCGCATACGGGAAGTACACAGGTATCTTGAATGGTGAAGGTAGAGGTAAAGCAATGCAGTTATACAAGCCAATGCAAAGAGGCTTTATACCAGATGTCTACCCCTATACATTTGATACAGGTGAAAGTCTTATCTCTAAGAAGTTTAATATTCGTGGTAATGGGGATGCTGTTCAATTTGTATTCCAAGCAGAGCCAGAAAAAGATATGCAACTCTTAGGGTACTCAGTAGGTTATACCATGAGAGGTAGAATGTGATTGTAGATATTTTAGAAAAAGATTCTATACAACACCCTTGTCTATACAAAGATTCTAATTTTTCTGTATACATTGAGGATAGCTCAATGGGGTGGGTAGTGCATTGTCTTGTTGAAAAATGGAAGCTTTCTGTGTATAGAGAGATGCTTAATGTTTTTTACATCCTAATTGACCAAGCCCCTCGAAATGAACTTTATGCTTTTAGTAACAATAAAAAACTTACTAAGTTTGGTAGTTTATTTGGTATGGATGTAATAGATGAAATGTACACAAGTAATGGTCAATTTAAAGGAGAACTATTATGCTTGACCCTATAACAACAGCTTTAGTAATAGCAGGTACTGCGACAGCAGGGAGTATTGTTTCGGGGGAGAAGTCCCGTAAACAACAGAAGAAAGCGGCTCGTAACCAAGAGGGTGTAAGGAGAGCGCAGCAAGCTAGAGAGCAAATGGCAGCAGTACGTCAACAGCGTATAGCTCAAGCACAGATAGTTCAAGGAGCAGCTACGGGAGGGACATTACAGAGTAGTGCAGCTCAAGGTGGGTATAGTGCCGTAGGTTCTCTTACAGCAGGGAATATGCAGTTCTCAAATCAAATGGATTTCTTTCAAACACGTATTGCACGGAATATGGCTAAATCTAATCAATATGCAGGGCAAGCTTCTACGTTTAATTCTGTAGCTAACTTAGCAATGATGGCTTCAAGTATGTCGCCAAATAGCACGACTCCAAGGGCTGATGGTGGCGCTCCTGTAATAGATTTAAACCCTCAGTAGGTGTAATAAATGAGAAAAGTAGAAACAAAAGAAGGCGCGATTGAGTCTCATCCTGAAGCTAAAGATAACCAAGCTAAAGCAATATCCTTAGCTCAAGATTTGAAATCTAAGGGTTATACTCTAGATGATATTAGAAAAGCTGGAGCATTAGAAACAGAACTTGTTTCAGATAAACCTACTACAGAAGCAGGGAATAGCACCTTAAGCCGTTTTAATCCTGAAGCTGTAAAATCACTAGAGACTGCCTTTGAAGATCTTGAAATGAAGGAAGGTGAAGAGAATGCTGTACGTGGAGGAAGTAATGTTTTTCCTAGTGAAGACGTTTTTGCCTTTGAGTCCGAAGAAGAAGAGCTAGAAGCTTTTGCATTTGATGACGTAGAAGAAATACCATTTCAGCCTATGTTAGCAAAGCACTCCTCTAAAGAACAAGCTGTTATGGCAAGTGCTAAGACAGGTGAGCCTGTAGAAGTAATTCAGGATCAAATTAAGAATGGCGACTATAGTATGGTTAGCCAAGCTTCAAATGCTTTTGGTGAAGAATTTTATACAGATATGTTTTCTCTTTATGAGAAGAATATACAAGAAGCAAATGAGCCTAAAGAAATTGCTCTTCTTTTACAAGATTTAGAAAGGCAGTTACAAAGGAAACCTACTCTTGCTGAACAAAGAGCAGCCTACGTACAAAATGTTACAAAAGGAGTAGGAGGAAGAGAGGGAGGAGATATAGAAAGCCTTCATCCTATCTTGAGGGAGTCTGTTAAAAACAATTTAATGGCTAACGATATTTCTAAAATGCAGAATGAGTTTGCTAATACTATTACTCCTCTAAAAATGGCTGGAGATTTTTTAGAAATGTTTGTTTTAGTAGGAGCTGCTTCTGAAGAGGGGTTAAAATATACTTCAGACGTATATAACAATCTAGACAGGCTTGAAGATTTACCTTTTGAAAAACAAATGGCTCTTATTGAAAGTATGGTGGAGGGGGCTAAAAATCAAGAAACATACCTTTTTAATAACAACAACTCTTTAATTGCTGGAGGACAAATTGATACGATGTACAATGCTGTTTTGCAAGGAGCAAGATTAAAAGCAGAGGGTGCTACAGAAGCTGAAGTAACAGCTATGTTAGAAACAGCTTTTAATGGAACGTTGTTTATTGGGGAGGCGGTAGTCCTTGCGAAAAGTCTAGGTAATATGGGCAAGTGGTTAATGAGACGTATGCACTCTCGTAAACATTTAGCTGAAGCATTTACAGAACAAGAAGAATTAATGGAAGCTGTTATTCGTTCGGAGACTGTTAATAGATTAAACCCTGATAACGCTCAATATCGAATGGAAGGAACAACTCCTAAAGTTGAAATTGTTGAAGGTACTACTGACAGCAGGGATGCTTTAAAAAAGGCAGCATCAGCTAAAGGTTCTCGTAAAGAGAGGAAAGCCTTAGAGACTGAAAAGAAAGACCTATCTAAATCTCTAGGAAAGTTGGAATCAGAGGATTTAAACAAGAAGGCAAGACAAGTATCTAGAGAGAAGAAAATAAAGTTCAAGGAAGCCTTAAAAGAAGTAAGAGAGGAAAATCTTGCAGCTAGAGATGTCGTGAAAAAAAGACAAGGTACTAATCAAGTACTTATTACAGACTTTGATAAAGCAGCAAAAGCTGAAAGTGATTTATCTCGTACAAAAACTTTAATAGATGATGGTCGTATGACTGTCTCAGATGTACTTACCCCTACTGGGGAGTTCTCAGTAACAAGCATACAGAGTCCTACAATTAATCCTACTGGCTTACGTCCTGATTCAGGTTTGTTTGATACTCTTTACAGGTTTTCACCTTCTGTATACGAAACGTTACGAGCTGAAAAAGGTTTTAAGGGGCTAGTAGAAGAGACGGGTTTAGATGCGGAGGCTGTAGCAGAAAGACTTATACCTACACCTAATGCTGAAACAGAACAAGGCTTTACTAATATCAGTGAAGAAAAGATGCTTAGTGACCTTATTTTTGTAGACGCAAATAAACATAGTATAGGGCAAGGACTAGGCAGAGAATTAGAAAAACCTATGGGGACATCGTTAACTCCTGATTACTCGTCTACAGGTTTTGTAGCTAATGATATAGAAGGTAGTTATGGAACGTTTACTTTTCTTCTTACAGATGGAGCTAAAGGAGGTTTTACTACAAGAGCGGGAGCGGAAGATGCTATAGAAAGTGCTGCCGTAGGTTATGATTTTAAAGTCGTGCAAAAAGAAAATGGGTTTTTTGTAGAGGTGGAAATAGATCATTATTCTAATCCTTATTCAGATGTTGCAGGTTTAGAAATAAAAGGGAAGACACCTTCAAATGCTATTTCTTGGGCATTAAATAGATACCGCAATCTAGAGGAAGATTTACTTCGGGGTCTTGCTGCAATGAAAAACGTAAATCGCAGTACACTTCAAAAAATGGAAGATAAAGCTAAGAATGCAGTTAAAGATTTGAGTAGTTTAGAAAATAAACTGTTAATGGAAATATTAGAAAATGGGGATAATAAAGGGAAAGCATGGAACTCTATACAAAAACTTAATAAAGATATGGGTATTAAGACTCCTGATAATGTTTGGAAATCTTATACTGACATTCGTTCTATATATGAAGACATTTACGTTATACGAGAAAGAAACTACTACAACAAGTTAAGAGCAGGTAATCAAAAATATATTGACTTTAAAGATAATGGTGATTTAGGAATAGGAAAAGCTATTCAAATAAAAGACATTGAAGTGGATGTTGTATACGACACAATTCTCGGAAAAGTTGTTAATAAAGAAGACCTAGCCCCAGATTCTATTGTAGTAAAACTAGGTAAAGAAAAAGAATTTAATGGTAAATCCTATACCCATGCGAGAGTCACTCCAGAGCAAATAAAAAAACTTACCCCTAATAGAACACTAAACAGACGCAAAGGACACATTGACAGAATGTATAGGGATGCTGGTTGGGTGGTTCTGTCTCCTTTTAAAAAAGAAATTGATGGTGTAATAAAGATTATTATGAGACCTACTCATATAGTTAAAACTGAAGCCCAAGCTAAAAAACTTATGGAAGGTGTAAAAGCTATAACAACTACAAAAGTGGTTTCTAAGGCGGATGGGACTTCTAGCAAAACAGTTACGGAAACTGGCCCTTCATATAAGTCTAGTAGAGAAACACAGCAATTAGAAAGTGATATATATGGGGATAGTGAAAGTGTCCAATTTGGATACGGAGCTAGTCATTTAAAACAAAGGGGAGAAAAAGTTAAGGGTTCTGATGGTGTTGGGGCAGCGGATACATTAAATGTTTTTGAGTCTTTGTTTAAAAGTATTGGCAGTGTAGGTTCGGCTTTAGACTACAATGCTTATCAATCTTTACTTGTTAAATTTACTAAAGGTTTTTCTGAGTATTTAAAAAAAGGTGCAAATACAAAGTTTCTTTCATCTTGGCAAGAAATGGTATCTAAAGAGGGTATGGAAGCTTTAATTAAAAACCCTGATATGAGAACAGAACTTATTAATCATCATGCTTATTTAAAGTCTTTACAACAGAATAATGTAGGCGATTTTTATAAAAGTATAGACAAAATCTTAACACCTATTTTAGCTCCTGTTTTATCTAATCCTAGTACAAAATCTGCTGCTATTAAAATACAAGCTTTAACTTCCGAGTTATATATTGTTTGGAACGGACTGTATCAAGGATTACAGAATTTAGCACCTGCATTATATAATATAACTACAGCGGTAGCTCCTAGAAAAGGGTGGTCAACACATGCAGGAGCTGTTGTTCAATTACCTGCAATACTTTATGCATTTAAAACAGATAATTTTGCTCCTTTAGCTAAACTTTTAGGAAGTGAGTCTTTAGCTAAAGAATTAGTTGACTCAATGAGAACTAATGGATTAATAGATGCAATCGGAAGGAGTAATGACTTTTTAGATTTGGCAAGAAAAGAGGGAGCAACGGTTGCTACAACGGGAATTGGAACAGCAAAAAAATATGGTTCTAAAATTTACAAAGGGCCACGTTCGTTATCACTTGGAATACAAGAAAGTTCAATCGTATTAAACAATGCTTTATCTTATCTAATAGAATTTAATGAACTCCGAGCAGCAGGAAGGGCTTTTGATGCTAAAGGAAAAGCAGATATATCCTTTCAAGCACAAAAGCGTACTCAGTCACAAACAAGTTTAGATAGATTCGCATATCAAGAGCAAGGCAGTCCTGTAGCTTTAGCAGGGCAATTCATGCAAGCTGTGCATAAATTTTTCTTAGATGTTGTTATTGAGCCGCAATGGGAAGTTATACGTGCCCCTATTAACAAAGTAATGAGTCCTGTAACAGATAAGTATTTAGGTCAAATGGGTAAAAACAAAGGAAAGTTTGCGGAAACTTGGAATAAAGCTTTTCTAACTACTTTGATTACTTATGGGGCGTTTGGTTTAGAAGGTGGTTTAGGTAAATCTATGGGCAGTTCTTTTGAAGACATGATACGCAGCCAATATGAACCTGAAGAAATACCTGCTGTACTTGATGCTTTTTTAGATGGGGGGATGAATGCATCTATAAATGCAATGATTGAAGATAGTTCTGTAGATGTAAATGCTACAATGAGTCCCTCTGCTTTTGTAGACATGGTTACTAGCCTTGTATTTGAAGACTTCCCTAAAGTAAACATGGTAGGGGCATCAGCTTTTTCTGTAGGAGGTGTGCTTGAGAGCGTAGTATCTTCTGGGGCTATAATATACGAATCGGTGGCAACAGAAGAAATTGAGTGGACGGATGCTCTTTCTGCGACATTTTTAGAAGCTATGGAAAATTTTAAAATTCTAAACACAGCTATGAAATCTTATATTTCGTACTGGACAGGAAGAAATGCTTCAGCTCGCTCTTTGTCTGGTCAGCTCCCTATAACACAAACAGAATCTATACTTTTAAATTTAGGGATTCAACCTGAAATGCATGCTGATTATTATCATCGTAATATATTTAATAGTGGATTTTCTTTGTCTTTTAAAGACAGTAAAGCTAAGTCTATAACAGATGCTAATTTACAAGCTTACGCTAGGGAAGCTATAGCGGAAACTACATCAAATGCCATATACAACATGGTAACGGGAGAGGGCGATCCTGAGCTTGGTTTAATTAAGCAAAATGAAATTAGAGATAAATGGCTTAAAGTAACTAAAGAAATGAATGATCCGAAGTACGAGAAAGATATAGAAAGAGCTTTTATAAACAGAGGTTTAAAATTTGGGTCTGAAGGATATGACGTATACATGAAACCTTATTTAGATGCAGCAGCAGAAAATAATAAAACAAAGTACCTAAAACTGTTAGAGCAAAAAGCTACTGAAGGTGATATGAAAGAAGAGATTAAACATATTCGAGAAGGTTATGAAATTATGGAGGGGAAATAGTGGTAGATTTTACAAGAGAAATTAAACAGGCACAAAAGACAGCTTCTCAAACACCTCAGTTTGCAGCTCCTAGTAATTCTCTAGGCGGGGATATTGTTAATGCTGTAGGTACAGGTTTACAGTTCTATCAACAACAACAAGCAAAAACTGAACTTCAAGATTTAACTCAGAGGGAGGCTGAACAGAATAAGAAGCTTTCTCAAGGTGTTCTAGGACTAAGAGAGCTAAGGCAAGATTTGGTTAATCAAGGTGTTAGTCGATCTGACCTTCTCGTAAGGGAGAAGTCTTACTTAGAAAAATACTCTCCTGAAATGCAATTTGAAATAGTAGGTGGCGTAAAGAAAATTACAGGTGAAACACTTAGCACTTTCTCAGATGAAATTACTGCTAAACAAAAACAAAAAGAGGAAGCTGAGTTTAAAGCGCAACAAGATTTGTTTACATTACAAGATAGTGTAGCTGAGTCTTTAGCTGCTTCAGGTTTCAGTGTAGCTGATGTTGAAGGTATGTCGCAAGAAGAACTAAGAACAGCTCAATTACAAGGTGTTATAGATAAGTCGAAAAGAGATGCTCTTACAATGGAAATGGCTAAGAAAATACAAGATCAAACGTTTAACAATATGGAAGAAAAACAGAAGACAGCTTTATATTTGCAAACAGCTATGCCAGCATTTAGAAATACAGTTTCTTCTGAGTTGTTTACTAATATAGATGCTCTTGGTGGGTTTGGCAGCTTGTTGGAAGGAGAAAATAAAAAATTAGTACTAGATGACATACAAAAGCAACGTAGATCAATACCTGATTTACTGGCAACACAAATGCAAACCGCTGCAGATATGGGAGCATCTTTAAGTCTAAGTCAACAACAAGCTTTTAGAACGGAAGCTGAAGCAGAACTTACTAGAGTTGAAGCCTATATATCAGATGAAAAATACATAAAAATATTCGACTCTATGAATAACAAGCTTCTTAGGGAAGGGCTTTTTAAAATGGTTACTACAGGCAATGCTACAGAACGAGGTGCAGCGCAAACTGCTATGCTTATGATAAGTGCAAATATCCCTCTTGGAAGTATGGAGCAGTCTTCTGCAATTAAAACTTTAAATAGCTTTTATAAAAAACAAGTAGTCTTAGCCGATGATGAGGATGGTACTGCAAAATCTAAAGTTCAACTTGTTAATTCGAGTTTGGGTGCTAATGTGGATGGTGAGTGGTCTACAGAACAGCAAGAGAATAATTGGGGTGCTATAGAGCCTCTTATTAGTGGGACTCCTGCACAAGTATCAGCCTATGCTAAATCAGGGGGGTTTGACAGTCTAGCTGCTCAAATTGCTAATGCTGAAGGGAAAAATTTTGATACAAAAGATCAAGCAGCACTAGCGGATGCTCTATTTGAACAAAGCTATAAGCGAGTAGGTGCTAGTCAAATGGCTGCTATCAATACAAAATCTTCTAGATTAGTAAGTACTGGCAGTGGCAGGGCTAGTGAGAGGACATACGTTAGTACAGATGTGTTAAAAGATTTTACTCTTAATCCTGAGACTGCTCTACTAGAACAATTGTCTGATACGTATGTCTATCCTGATGCTGTTAAACGATATAATAAATACATGAAGGACTTATTAAAAAGTTTTAAAATTCTAGGTGTAGATAAAGTAATGGTAAAAGATTTTAAAGATAATGCTATGAAGTCTTTTATGGTTCTTCAAGAGGATAATAAGTAGTAAGTAATGAGGATAATGATATATATATAATTACTTATGGATTATCTTTATAAAGTACTGGATATTTGAAAACCTGTCAAGCATAAATGCGATGAACGGTCTATATTATACGATGAATGACATATAAGAGGTAAAAGAGATGCCAAAGGCAGGAGAAACATCAGCTTCAGCGAGTAAGAGAAGTAAGCAACAGAGAGCTTACAACAGTACTCCTAAAGCCAAGAAAGAACGTGCAGCTAGGAACAAAGCTCGTAACCAAGCTATAAAGAAAGGTAAGGTTTCTAAAGGAGATGGTAAGGATATAGACCACAAGAAGCCTCTACGTAATGGAGGAAGTAAGGAGGAGAGCAATACTAGGGTACGTTCTAAGACTGCTAATAGAGCAGACAACGGTAGCTACGCTGGAATGAAACGTAAAGGTAAGAGGAAGTAATAATGAAGGCTTTAATGGATTGTATGTATGAGTGGTTTTACAAAAAGATTGGGGGGAGGGTATTCATAGACCTAGACCAGATTGCAAATGCTTATTATGAGATTGCATCACCTATTACATTCTCTGGTGATTTTGAGATTGAGCTTGATTTTGAAACTACAGACACAGGCACAGATAATATTTTGCTAGGAAAAACTGGCGATGGTAGAGGTTTCGTGAGGCTTCAAAATGGCACACCATCAATTAATTTCTCGCAATCTTCCTTCGCGTCTACTTTTGGGTCAAACACGTTTTATGAGGGTAAATTACATACATTAAAAATAGAAAATACTTCAGGAACGATTAAATTATTTGTTGATGGAGTGCTTCAGGGCACTACGACTCCAGCAGATATTAGTAACACAAATTTTGATGCTATAGGACACAAATCTGGGCAGTTTTTTGATGGCATAATAGCTAACGCCAATTTCACAGACAAATCAGGTGCTAGCGATGTCGTGACAACGTTTAGGCTTGATGAATTAACTGCTAACACTGAAAACTCTCAACAATCCACCAATAGTGTGGCATACCAAAACATAGCTCAAACATCAGATGTACGTGATACGTATACGTTAAGCAATAATGATACGCAGTGGATAAGTGATTTGCGGACAATTGACATAGCGGAGCAGTCATGAATATACCAAAATACTACATCTACGACACAGCACAAGCACCAGAGCAACTATTGGCAATGTATCCACACGCTGCTACATACGAGACAATTACATTGTTTGTATCGGGTGCTAATAACCCTCCCGCAGTAGTTGACATAGCATCACTGGGGTTCAATTATCCTTATGATGAAGAGGGTACGGGATTAACAGCAGCAGAGATTGATGTCATGGTTGATGCGTTGCTTGCACCAGAACCACCACCAACAGCAGACGAAGTTCAGATAAGTAAGGCTCAGGCTTCTTATTTATACGAAACACGATTTAAACCACAGGAGAATTTAGATGGCAACCCTTAATGATATGGAGATTACTTTCTTGGTAACAGAGTTAGGTAAACCTTCTTTACAATTCAACACTGGTTGGTATGAGTGGTTGGGCAGTAAAGGTAAGACAGGCTCTTATAACGACAGGTGGGCATCTTATTTTGAAGGGCTAGGGATACAAGGCTCTCTTAATGATAAGATGAGGGAATTCTTTTGTGAGAGTTCTTAAATAAGGAAGAGTAAGAGGGGCTGGAGAAGCCCCTGCTTATCTGTATTAGAAGGGGAGAGGTGAGAAGTCTTTTGCTCTCTCTAAGCTGTCTATGGCTTCCTGTATATCTTGCTGGAAGTCTTTATATCCTCTCTGCCCTGCCATCAGCATCTTCTTGACTGCATGTGCTACAGCAGGGTTCTCTACACCGTAAGCATCTAGAACATCATATACATCAACAGTAACGCCATGATTACGAATTTTCTTGTGGTACCTACTTACTTTTGGTTCTAGTAGCTTATCTTCTATAGCTGCTACGTAATCTTCTAGTTCTTTGTGGTAATGTGTCATCACTTATCTCCTGTCAAGGCTTCCCAACCTACTGGGAATTGCTCTTTGATTATGTTTCCTAACTTCTCAGCGAAGACTTGTGCTTCTAGCTGGGAGTTCTCTTTGATTCGCAGGTTATATATATGAGCGAATGCAAGTAAGTTACCTGTCCATATCCAACTTGTCAACATACTTTGTGGTAAAACCATGCGAGCCATTTCTGGCGCAACACCTGCTTCAATCATTTGCATGTAAGTTTCTACTGCTTGGTTAATAGCTTTTAGGTATACTGTGTGTGTACGCATCGTCCTGTCTACCCACTCAATATTACCTCCTCCACTGCCTTGCTTGATACTTTTATCAGGTCTAGCTCGCCACCCCTCTGGGTAAAACATCTCAATACCATCATCCACATATCGTCTACTTACTTCATTCCATGTGAGTCCTGCCTGATGCTTCATAAGTTGTCTGGCTAAGAAGATTGGAGATACACATCTCACTTGTACACAGTTGTGTCTGAAAGGTGTCATGTGTTGGTGTTCACCTAAGTAGTTTATTAACTTAGCATCCTTCTCATCCATAGTCTCCTTCCACTTATCAAAGGATACACGAGCTGAGTTAGAAATAGATAAGTCACCTCCCATACTATCTACAAGCTGAACTTCAATACCTTTCATTAACTATCTCTCCACTCTAAATAATCTAATACGTACTTACTGCTAGTAGCTTTACCTAATGGAGTATTGTAATGCTTCTTAGCATACCTACCAAGCTTATCTAAGTAACCGCTATCACCCTTCGTTGGTATAGCATGAGGTACTCTGTAGTAATGCGCTCTTGCCATAGCTGTAGCGTAAGTAAGGTTAGTAATCAAACTATCTTCACTAATACTACTTACTACATCGTCAATGACTTTACCTAAACTTCTGTAGTCTAGGAAGTTAGACCAAATATCATCTGCTGTTTCTAACTCCATTTGATAGACACCATAAGCTCCCACACCATCAGGTACTCCTACTTGTCTTAGGAACTTACCTCCTTTACTCTCATGTGCTGCAGTCATCATGAGGAGGTCTACAGCTTCATCACTATAAGGTATCTCGTTCTCTAAGTACTTCAACGTAGGAATCACTACGTGGTCTTTGAACTGTTTGAAGTTAATACTCATTTGCGCCCTAGCCTCACCTCGTAGTACTCAGCAAAATCACGGAAGCCTCCTGAGAAAGACCTCAAGCTATCTATATCCGTATCATCATCTCTTAATTCCTTTTCCTTACTTTGCTGTGCATGGCTTAACTCCCCTCCGAAGGCTTCTGTCATTGCGTAGTGCCAGAGTAGATACTTCTTCTCTATCTGTGCATCTGTTGCTCTCTCTAAATCCATCATTTCTCGTACCTCTCTTTCAAATAATCTAAGTCAACGAACATAGGGTTAAAACTACCGTCCTGTACGTTGTGTTTAACTACTATACCTCGCCAATGATGATTACCTTGATGTCCTTTGTAACCTTCATCATGTGCATAACATGCTCCAGCTATAATACCCCACTGTTGTCTACCACTAGCAGGTAAGAATCTTGTGGCTACATCTAGTGTCTGCTTATGTCCTACACAAAAACTCTCGCCTACCTGCTTCAATACATTCTGTGCAGTGCCTCCATAAGGTTTACCTGAGAAAGGATTAGCCATGAAGTGACAATAAGCTACACCATTAATAATTACAGGTTTCAAGTAATCGTGTACTTCCCATCCAAATTCTTTGTACTTCAAGTTATCATAAGATAAGAAGTCTGCTAACTCTGGATTGTTATCTGCGTGTCTCATGATACGTTCTTCATGATTACCAAGAGTGAGAGCCATCTTAGGTGTATAGACTTTCTTCTTGTTCCTCTTCTGTTGTTTCTGTAGCTCATGTAAGGGCTGTAGAAGAAGCCTCATGCCCTCTATACTGGCTTCAATATCTAAGTGAACCCTCTTACCCTCTGCACTCTTCTTTCCCCTGTCATAGGAGCTTAGAGAAGGCATATCAGCGTGGTCGCCTATGTGTACAATAACTTCAGGTCTCTTATCCACTATGTACTGACCTATGTAACTTAGGTGAGACATATCGACATCAGGTTTACATTGAGTATCGGGAATCATTAAATGTGTTACATTAGGACTAACTTTCTGTGTTGTTTTTATTTTAAAAATCTTCATGTACATAATCCTCTGCAAAATTCCAAGCTTCTGCTAATGTGATGTCAACCTCTTCACCTGCCTGTAGTGAGAGGAGGAAGAGTTCTTCATTTATCTCCTCTATTAATGTGTCTGTATCTCCACTGTGTATCAAAGAGATCCAGTAGTTATATTTTTCTAGCATCGTCGAACTCCTGTATAAGCTTTTTATACTTATCTTTGGTTTCTTTTCTCTTAGCTTTCTTCATTCTTTGTCTCCAGTTCCTCACTTGCTTATCCTCTTCTGTCCTATGTGTAGGATGAAAAGGATTCTCTGTGTAGTCCTGAGTCATGTATTCAACTATGTGACTAAGAGCCACATCGAGAACTTCAGTATTACGGAGTCTCTTACCGTAACGTCCTATGTAGTTCTCTATCTTTCCTAGGAGGATATTACAGTCCCTATGCACAGTATTCCGTATATGACCTGTCTTATGGCAGTGGTCTAATGCTGCCTCCCCTTGTACTATCTTTTCTTTACAGATAGGACATTTATCTTTGTTCTTCTTGAGTAACTCTCCTCTCAGTACAGATACTTCATTGTACTTCAGTTTCAAGGTCATGTGAAACCCCTTATTTTATCTAGAGCCTCCAACTGTATTAGGAAGGATGGTATATTTATAAAGTCTTCTCCACTTAGTTTCAGAGTGTTCATTGTCTTCATTGTACTCCTCACTAGAGCTTCATCTAGTACCTCTAATTCTTCAGTGCTTAGGATATTATAGGTGCTTGCCATAATATTGGTTCTCCTCTATCTGTTAGCTCTCTTACCATCCACAGTAAGTCCATATTCTCCTTCAGCTTAACTTCGGCTTCTTCGCCATGCTGTCCTTCATATGCTTCTTTGACAACATTGTATAGCTCTGTTTCCGTCTTGCAATCTTTAAGCGTGTTGTAGACTTTGACATTACCGTACCCCTTTATACCGACGATATTATCTGTTGAGTCCCCTAATAAAGATTGAGCATACAACCATATCACACCCTCTCCATATAGCTTCTTCTCCCGTCTCTCTAACTTACCCCAGTAATCCACATAACGCAAGGGCATCTCATCCCTGTTGTGTGTCTTCCAAGAGTAGTGCCAGCCTTCGACTTGTAGTAAGTCTTTATCAATAGAGCAACATACAGCATCCTTATCTCTTGTTAGGTGCATTGCCATTGCATCATCGGCTTCCATTCCTTCTATTAAGTCTGTGTTATACATATACATTAGGTAATCTTTTATGTACTTGTACCACTTAGGCTTCTCTTTCTTCCTATTACCTTTGTACTTATGGCTTACTGCCAAGTCGCTTCTAAAGTTACCTTTACCTGTTAGGTAGACTTTGTACTTACTTGTGCCTACGTTCTTAAATAAGTTATTAAAGAAGTTTTCAATTCTTTGGTCTACTATCCAACTCTCTTGAATATCTTCACTACCCCAACCTATGCTATAGAGGAGGATGTCTCCGTCAATCGCTAGATTCTTGCTCTTCTCTGATTCTTTCATATTCAACCTGCTCCACTTTATCTTGTGCTGTGAGTTCTGAATAAGGGTTACTGAACCACTGTGGTGTACTCATCTAGACCTCCTTCTTGTTATCTGAATCTCATCTCTGAAGAGTTTACTCCAGACTTTCCTCTTTTTGTATCATCTAGATTATGTACTAAGTTTATTCCTATATCGCTGTAATGCTTTTGGATAATCATCTGTGCCACTTTGTCACCTGTCATAATCTCAACAGGATCAAACCCAGTGTTTAACAAACTAATCATTACCTCGCCTCTGTAGTCCGAATCAACCACACCTGCTAGAACATCAATACCCATCTTAGCAGCAAGTTTGCTTCGAGGCCATATAAGACCAACATACCCTTCTGGTATTGACATAGCAAGACCTGTACGTAGTAAGGCACGTTGTCCTGAAGGTATCGTCACTGAGTCAACGGTGTATAAGTCTAACCCTGCCGACTCCTCTGAACCTTTAGTAGGGAGTCTGGCATTTATGTGGAGTAAGTTTATATTTATCATTCTTGCCCCTTTAGTTCTTCATAGCGTTTTACCCATTCAGCAGTACCTTCAACATAAGCATAAGCATCAGCAGTATAAGCAGCAGAATAAGCAGCATAAGCCATAGAACGGTTGTCGTTTAATTCTTTTTGTGTAACTGAATCGTTATCAGCTAGCCATTTTTTAACTAACTCAATTTGTTCATTCATCTTCTTGATCCTTTGGTGGCTCAGGTAATGGCATCCAGTGGGTTATGCCCGAAAATATGTACCACTTTGTGTATAATTGATTACCCTCTTTATCAAAACCGTTTGGTATGTCCTTAAAATTGTCTTCAATATGAACAGTCTCAATGCTTGTTGTAGTAAAATAAACCAGAACAGAGTTATCTTCTAACTCTGGCAATCTATCCTGCACACTAATCCATTGATTCTCAAGCTCTTTAACGCGATCTTGCAGAACATATACTACTGGGTCTGTCCAATCCGCATCACACGCACACTCGAACTCGTGCCAAGCAGCGCACGTGCAATTCTCTCCTTGGTAATACCTCATCACTCTTGCTCCTTTATTAAGTGCTTATGGTTTTCATAAAACACGCAATCTGAAAGGCGGCTAAATGATAGAAACTCAAAAGAAGTGGCTAAAGCCTTCTCAAGCTCTGCAATGCGCTTGTCTTTCTCTTTTTCTTCATCATCTAAACGCTCAATTACTCTTTCAAGCGTTTCTTCGTAGCTCATCACTCTTCCCCCTGTAATACTTCTGATGTAATTTCGATACCTTCTTTGTTTATAAGGTCTGAGACTTCCTTCTCATTTTCGTAGCTAATCAGACAAACAAACCTCTCGTTGTTGTGAAGTTGCAACATACCTGTAGTACTGAGTACTACTTTATCAAAGGGTATGTAGAATCCAGCCAGAATTATGTGGTATTTATCTTCTGAAAAAATAGCTTTTTTTATTTCAATCATTTTAATATCCTGTTATGTAACATACCCCGAAGGGTATATTGAAAAACAAATACCCCGAAGGGTATAAGTTTAGTTTTAATTACACCTCATCATCATCGTAGTTGTTAGAAGGAGGAGGAGGAGGAGGAGCTGCCTTAGCAACCTTCTCTTGGATACTCACACCTTCATACAGCTCAGTAAACAGAACTCGTACCTCTTTGTACCAAGCAATTGCTTCAGTAACTTTCTCAGGGTTCAAGAGGTCTTTGCCGTTATAACCTAGTACCGACTCAGCTAAGTTCATGCACTGCCCTACTTCAGCAGGATTAACATTGCCTCGTCTAGCTGGTGCTGATTGTTGTACAGGTTGCACTGCTTCTGCACAAGTAGCATCAGTGATGCTGAATGTCTTCTTCTTAATGTTCTTGAAGTCCCCATTTTGGTCGTACATGAACTCAATTTCCATGCCCTTGGCTAACTGCGTCCAAGAGTTACCTGTCTTGATGTTCACTGCGTCCCGCTTTATAGAGCCATACGAATACCAGTCGTCACCCATCTTTAAGCTGGCTCTATGTGTATTACCGAACTGGTCTTCTTTTTCCATCTCTTTAATGCTTACTGCTTCTACGTTACCGTTAATTGCTGGCATACTATTCTCCAAATGTGTATTTAAAATTAGCTTCTTCTAACTTAATAATTCTTTCATGTATTTCTTCAGCCGTCAACAACGTCATAAAGAATTTACATTCACTACCTTCTTTGTACGTTACACGTAACTTTTTCTTGTACTCTACCATATTCAAAACATCATATGTTTTTATATTGTACGTATATCCATCAATAGATGGGATTGTAATAAATATATCTGGCGCTCTCATGCTAACCTCCTGTTGATAACAAAACATTACTCACTGTCTTAGAATGTATATTCCCGTAATCATAGACTCGGACTACACAATCTTCCTTACTCACATTGGTAACAATACCAAATATAAGTCTAGACTCCCCGTCTTCCCCCTTTTCTCTTATATAACAACGTGCATCTACACTCACTGCTTTACCGTGATCATCTTTCATAATATCCCCTAGTGAATTTCACTCCAGTTATAACCAATCTCGCCTTCCCCTATCTGAGGGAGATTAAGATTGAAATCTTTTCCTGCAATAGCAATACTCTCTTCTAGTATTACCTTAACATCTTCTGCTATCAGCGGTCTAACTTCAAACGTGTACTCATCGTGAAAGAAGCCTACTTGCTTAAAGTCTATACCATCTTTGTACTTCTCGTCTAATCTTTGGTTAGCTAAGACTGTAGCATGTTGCATCACTAACGCCTCATCACTCTGTACTGTATACACAAGTATATTCTTCTCATCCCTTATCAGCACATCCCTCCCGTCAAGAGCTTTAATACGACCATTGTAGTATTCTGTCTTCTCCTGCTCTCTACCCTTCCACTTGTACTTAACCTGCCTCCTCCTAGACCTCTTTATCCATTCTTTCTTCAAGTGTTCTTGTAGTTCTATCTGAGCTTGGAATACTGTGTCGAAGGCTTCTTTAATAGCCTTACCTATCTTAATAGCTTTCGCTTCATTCTTCTCACCTGCCATGAAGCCAAGCTTCTTAGCTCCTCCTCCGAACTTATAGGCATAGGAGAAATTCTTAGCTGAACCACGATTGATAGGTTTGATACCCATCTTAGCAAACAAAATGTTAATCTCATCTCTTGCTCTACTGTGACTATCCGTACCTTTGGATTTGTCTCCGTTGAGTATCATGTCCTCGAAGATGGGGTCTTTGATACCAACATCTCTTGCTCTTGATATAATCATACGGTCTTGGCAAGCAGCAGCATCCGCACTGACTAACACCATACCTTCTTCACATGTGAAACACTTTCTCATAATCTTACCGTAGAAACTATTCACATTAGGAACATTAGCTATGTTTGCATGACGTACTCGATAAGTATCAGCAAAGCCACTAATCCTAGACTCCAACCTACCATCACTGCGAACCCTATCCAGCCACCCTTGGATGTTTGATTGTCTGTGTCTACACTGAACCCTTTTACAAATGAGTCTACCAACTTTACCATCAACACCAATAAATGCATCATCAGAATTAAGCTTAGGACTAGTACGCTTAGGATTACCATCTTCATCTACCTCTTTCTTACTGTAATTATATTCTTCTGGTTGCCAACCCATAGCTAGTAACCACTCTTTTGTTTCTTTATCTGAATTGAGACTGACTTTTCTGAATGTAACCCTGCAGAAACTGCCACCGATAGTATCTCTATTCCAGTCAATATGTTCTTTGTCTATCCAGTTTTGTAACCTAACATTTAGATCACCAGCTTTAGTGAATGGGTTTTGAAATCCACTGCTATCAGCATTCTCATCAAGCCTGTCTTCTTTGATGATGGGTAATACAGGTAAATGGGATTCTAGTACAACATCTATCCAACGTATCCACTTCGATAACTGATGTAGACTTCTTTCACACCTCTCGATGTCTAACTTCCAACCATGCTTCTCTTGTCTACTAATAACCCTCATGAAGTTATGTGTGAGCCAAAGTGCCTTGCTAGGAAATTCTTCCTTGTTCCAAGGTTTATTATCAGTCTTGAACTTAGGCTCTAACCCCATCAGTACTTTGTACAGCAAGTGCGTTATCTCTACATCTTCTACACATCTATGCATCATGTCATCTGTGAATACAGACCAATCCTCATGCTCGACCTTGCCTCTCTCTAATCTATAGCCCCATGCTGCTAGGCTATGAGGACCACTAAGCTTTTTACCAGCAGCCTTGCAGTCTTCTTTCATTTGCTCTGGCACTTTTTTATTCTTATATACTTCGCGTGACATTAGAACTGTATCCAGTATCTTGCCCTTGTACTCGTACCCGTATACCTTTTTAATAAGTGGGACATCGTAACCTACACCGTTGTGCATAATAAGATACGTACACTTCTCTAACATCCTGATGATGCTTTCTTTCTTTGTTAACCGATACACCTTACCTGTATCCACATCTTTGAATACAGCACAGTGTATTGTGTCTGCTTCTTCGTAGAGACCATTAGCCTCTATGTCACATACTAATTTCATATACTCACCATTCAAACAGTTGTTGTGTATGTTATAAGTCTTTTAAAACTTTTTTTAAATCTTTCTGTATTCTCTGCTCTACAGCCTGTCTTGTTACACCATCCTCTTTCGCAACACCTCTTGCAAGACGACCATCAGAACCGTTGAGACTACCTCCACCTGCTTTCTCTAAAAGATACTCCTGTGTCAGAGGTTTAAATTTAGAGAACACTTCCTCACAATACACTGATATTTCTTGTTGTGTAGCATCATTATAATCTTGAGCGTCACTCTGAACCCAATCTAAGTAGTCTGCTCTCTTATCATCTGTATTAGTTGTCAAATGATTTAAGATTTTGTATTTCTTCTTGTACTCTATAGCGCACAAAGTCAACCAATTACCAAACAACAATCCTATGTACGTTGATTCTGTATACGTATCATCGTACTTATAATTCTCGTAAAAATATGCAGCAAAATCTTGGAACTTCTCTTCTCTTAAGGGGTACGGCATCTTAGCTCTGTCTAGTAGTTTGTATACAAACTTCCGCTCCTTATGCAAGTCAATCATCACAATTCTTACAGTGTGTTACTGTGTATGGTCCGTCCTCATCACAGTCTACGTCTATACTAAGCTCCTCTCCGCACTCGTCACACTCAGGTGGTTCTGTGTAGAAAGGACTGCGGGGGTCTGAGGTATCACATCCTATGTTATCTGGATAATTCATTCGTACCTCTTTGTTTTAAGTTTCTTTGCTGCGAATTTGCGTTTAAAAATGTCAATATCTTCTTGACTTGGCATGTACTCCCCCATGTGGTATTGAACACATCTCGTAGGACGATTAAACTCTACTGATATCTCAGCAATTGTTTTTCCCTCAACATAGGATTTAACCATCTCCACTCTGTGATCCTTTACCTCCAACCATTTTTTTAAATCAAGCATCCCTTCCCTCCCTTTCCTTACTTAGTGTTTCCAGTGCATCAATCAACTGTTCAACTGTTTGATTACTGATACGTTTCCAACGCTCATGTTGTGATTTAGTTTTGGCTATTAACAATCTTAAATCTTCTTTATTCATCACTCTTCCCTATTTGCTTAGTATCAGTAATTGTAACCTGCATTCTGACCTCATAGTATATGCGTTCGCGGTAATTGCAGCTTATTTACAGTAGAAATAACACAAATATATGCGAACGCATAGATAATGCGTTTGAAGCTAAAATCTCTTGGTTAGTCATTCGCCTTGCTCCTTTGGTGCTTCAATCTTCTTATCTTCTATAATCCTAGCCGCATTCATTTTTCTTTTCATAATAGCCATCTCATGCTCTCTTGTTCTTGTATCATTGCGTAGTCTGATAATTCTCAGTGCCACTTCTTCTGCTGATAACTCAATCATCTTGTTGCTCCTCTAATTTACCTGTATAAGAATTCCATCTAAGAGGTATCGCTGCTACTACACCGAACTCTCTGTCTTCGAGTATATGTAGAACTCTTGAGTTGTTCAAGTAATCCATGTCCTCTCCTTCAGTCACTTTCCAAATTTGTAAACCAATAGCTGTGTTACATGCTTGTGCCATAGCACCACTACCTGCTAAGTCGTCACTGCTCGGTATACGTCCCTGACTCCACTGCTTGTCTCCCTTGGGAGCTTTGTTGTAGTGACAGAATACATGTGCTGTGAACCCGTAATTAGCAGCATCTTCTGACAACTCTCTTGTCATTGTAATTAGAAAATCATTTCTCTCACTACTACTCATGCCTACCGAGAAATTAGTGATGGGGTCTATATACACATCCTTAATACCCTGCATCATCACCTCTTCTTTGATAGACTGTCTAGTATCTGCCCAATTAGGTGTCTGCCATTTTGTAAAAATGTGTAGCTTGTCGCCAATTATTCCTCTGGCTCTATCGACATCATCAGGATTAACTACGATGTTTGGATCATGGAATATCTTATTGACTAATGAGCCTGACAATCTTCTCAATGTCGCTTTCGGAGGTGACTCAGGACTCACAATCAGTACTCTTCTATTGTGTTCTTTGATGTTCCAACCCGCCAAAAGATTGACTAATGTAGTTTTACCGCCTTTTGGAGGTGCGCCCCAGTAAATAACCTCACCCGCTCTCTGCCCTCTCGTTAGTTTTGTGAGTGTAGGCCAAGGATAGCTCAATCCAAATTCCAATGGTTTCTTTAGCTCTTCGAACATGTCCCAATCTGGTGCTATTATCTCTGATGACAAAGGAACACCTGCATTGTAACAAGCTGAGACTAATTCCTTCTCTTTACCTTCCCTGACCATGTCATTTGCATCATTCTCACTGTACTTCCCTATTTTCACAGGGTAATTAGTAGGGAACAACGAGCGAATACTTTTAACAGCATCTTCTCCACTGCTATCAGCATCTGGTAGGAACACAACCTGCTTATATTTATCTGTGATGTCCTTTAAAATAGGCTGTAACGATTTTACTACACTACTACTGCCATTTTTTAGAGAGATAACCGCAACTTTCTGCTTCTTTTCTCTCATCCAAGCTGTATAAACTGCTACTGCGTCCTCCTCCCCCTCAGTTATGTACAGAGAATAACCACCTTGCTCTAATGCTTCCCTCCAGCCAAAGGGTAGGCCAGCACGTACTTGCCCCATCGCATAGAAACTCTTAGGCTGCTGTATACGCACCTTATACGCTATCGTTTCACCTCCCGCATCACGTAATGGGTAGTATGTTTCTGATAATGTTCTACCGTCCTGAGTACTAACCCCATGAACTACCCCGAAATGTCTGTAAGCACCAGCTTTTAAACCTCTTGTGACGTTATCCATAGCCTTTAAATTACTAACCCAGCTTATGTCATATGGTTCTTTCTCTGTGTACGCTACATCACTGTCTGGAGCCTCTGATAATGACTTCTCATTGAAATAAGATTTACAACTGTGATGAAAACAGTAACCTGTCCTCACATCGTCCTCTTCCCACATATTTAGTGAGTTTCCATTGCCGCATTTAGGACAATCAATTTTACCTACAAAAGATCCGCTCATTTTAAACCTCTTCTATTACTTCGCAGTTTGTCTCAAACCAGACATGTGCCCCACATGATAAGGGCTTGTCTGGTCTATATACAAACCTACCGACTTCCTCGCCATCTTTCATGACGAGTGCCGTGTTGGTGTACTCGTTGGTCTTGTAGGTCTTACACGTAAGTACAGGGTTCACCTCGTTATCTTTGCGGTTACTCTTTATTACGTGTTGATTAACATGAATTATAGTTTTCATTTCATTTTCTCCATATGTTTTTCCATGCTCTTAACATCTGAAAAACTTTTACTGTTCCAAATGAACAGTCCATTACTGTATTTTATGTCACCGCCAAATGCTACTAATTTATTTAAAATAGTGTGGTCTTTTGTGTCTAATTTATTACGTGTGAATATCATAATCTACCTTTAATCTAAATAATAACTGTTATCAACAGTCATTCGTCCCGTTTTATGGACGTTTCGTCGCAAAAGGGGGTTGACAGAGAATTTTTAGATTGCACTGCCAGCCCGTAAAATGTATGCTCTTGTCATATATTTTTTTCTTTTGTCCTTTTCTTTTTTTTCAGTTATATAGAATCTATAATATTCCACATAATAATAATCATACTAATCATTAATACGACATGAATACATAAATATTTTACAGTTACCCTATTATTTTTAATATCCTCTTTAATATCTAGCATCATTATTATGCTTACTACTGCCAAGGCTAAACATGTATAAGCCAGTATGCTACTCATCTTCATTCCAATAGTGTACTGTCTCAATCCACACGTACATCAGGGGGTATTCTTTTGTGAGCATTTGCTCGTGTTCTAATGCATCGAGGCGATCATCATGCTCTCCCATAATGCTTACATTTCCCCTTTCGTCTCTTGCCTTCACTATGTCCCGCATCATCAATAATTCTCCAATTCTTTAAACTTAAAATTAAAAGAAGCAGAATCCACAAAAACGTAATTACAGGATGTGCTTTTGCTTCTAGCAAATAAAATACTCTCTGCATCACTGAACAATTCGATTATAGATAGCGTGTCCATCTCTGACCCTATTCTGATGGTTTTATATTCTTTTTTTATGTCTTTTATCAAGACCAATTCATACATTCTATTCATTACCTTACTCCCTCAAAATATCCTGTCTGTTTGTTGTAGCTTGACATATAGCCGCTCAAATAGTCTGACCAAGCACTAATGAGTTGGTAATTTGACATCACACACTCACTTGTTAAACGGTCGTTTAATTGCCATACGTATGAGCCGTTTAATCTGGTATTCGCCTGCTTGAATACTAACCCGTACTGCTTAGCACCTTTTCTTATTTCTGCGATAATTTGTTTGTTTGTCATAATTTTAAATCCTGTATATGTAGATCAATTTCATCTATTAGATTAGTCATGCTGGAGTCTGATACAACATCTAGCCCTTCATTACCATTGCCATAGATAAACCAGTAATACCCTAAGCTTTTTTTATCCGCGTCATGAAAAAAGATGTAATCATCCCCCGTTGTATCCAATGCCTCGAATATTTCATTGATGTCTGTAGAATAATCAAGCGTGTCTTCCTCCCCATCGTTAACGCTAACGGATAACCCTTTATCTAATGCATAAGAAAGAATGCTTAAAACTATTTTTCTCTCGTTTAATAACATAATTTTACCTTTTAAAAATTCGCGTGATAGCATTAATGATAGCAGTTACCTGCTACCAAAATATAATACGGTTTTTGTTGCCTTGTTGTATCGACTCTCGACCCATTCAAAATTGTATGTATCGACTTGATAAGAGCGAGAGATATACCCCCCGCATTTAGATTGAAATGCTGATATAAAATCCGCTCCCTTGTTTACGCTTTCAGCTTTAGCGTTATAGAATTCAACTGCTGTAATCTTATTCATTCGCCTTGCTCCAATTGTTTTAATGCTTGTTGCAAATCTTCCATCTCTTTTATTGTTAGCGGGTACGGGTCATCAAATGATACGGCATATTTTCCTGCACTATAGAGAACAGCAACCCCAACATTGCCAAGCTTACTACAATGTAACTCATACAATCCGAACTTAATAAATTTTGTGCTATACATTTTCTTTTCTCCCCTTGCTTGCTTGAAGTAATGACTGGAATTTTTTCTCTGTCGCCCTTGTTGTACCTTGCCAATGGGCCAACCATAATGTCTTATTACGTACACATATGAAGCGACTAAGGCGACCACTGCCACACCTAACCCACTGGCCAGCTTGGAGTTTTATTTGACCTGAGATAACCGCTTTTTGTGTGGCATTGTCCCACATGTTTAAAGGTTTAATATACATCATACTGCGAACCCCGATTGTATAGCGAGTTGTTTAACTTTGTTTGTGCCTTTAAGCTTAAGACCAATGATGCGCCCTTTATCATCTTCAAATCTCCGGTCGTGCTTATCCCCGTCGATGACTTTTATATCAATATAACTCGCAGGTACTTTACCGCTGAAGACAACGGCAACATTCACCCCCCTAGCTAAAACCTTATGCACTGCTTTAGCACTGTGATTCTCATGCTTGCTAAACGTCACGTTAACATTATCTATCTTGGCTAATTTCTTAGCTAAGTCGGGTCGCTTTGTGTACTCATAAAATTGGATCATAGGGAACGTGTTATATATCTCACTCCAATCAATATCACTAGTACCATTTAAGCGAATAGCTAACCGCTTCCCCTGTTTTTGTGCTTGCGCTAACTTAGAGGCTATCTCTCCCTTAAGCTGGATAAGAAAAAGATCACGTTGTTTAAAGAAGCGATCTGTTCTGTTCTTCCTAGCATTAACTGCCATTGTCATACCCATTCTACCACTGTTAACTAAGCACGACTCATAACAACCCTTTGATCTACCTTTGCATACACTTTGATGATAACTAGGGTCGAGATACATAACGGCATTAAGCCAATTGTCTGTCTGGGACTTGTCTAGCTTTGCACTAAAACTCGTTAATAAAATTGTCATTGTTTTATTCCTGTAGATGAATGTTAAAAGATAATAAGTTTGACATAAAACACTCTGATAGCAGTGCTTTATAGCAATATTATTAATCGGCTATGTGTACCCGTGTAATGCAACATGTTGTTTAGATAAGTTTATCTGTTCTCTTAGTGGCATTTCGTCCAGCGTATCTATGTAAATGTTATGCGCCCTTTCTTGTTTAGATTCGAGTCGAGACATTGCGGCACTGTAAAGCTCTAAAGTATCCTCTAAGTCAACCAATGCATAATACTTACGCAATGCCTTATACGCCTTGTTAACCTTTGCATTATACTTTTTGTTTATCGCTTGAATTGTCATAATATACCCTTTGATTTAATTAAAATAATAAGTTGTTGTAATGTGTAGTACTGCCCTTGATATAAGAACATCTTATACCCCCAACAATTTTTCGTAGTGTTCACGACTTTCAGCTTTTAGCTCATCAGATACTTTACTGAATACACGATATGTATCTTGCATTTCTCGCACTTTATCTAAAATGTATTCATCCCCCATGTATGTGAGTGTTAAGAGATCGTGCTGTATCTCATTGAACTTGGACCTTAAGGCCTTCGCTATTATCAATTTTGTATCGTTGTTCATCTTATTTTCCTTATTGAGAATGATTCTCATCTAGTGCGAATACTGGTTTTGTTTCCGCTGTTAAACAGTATGGACAGAATCTGAGCATTGTCTAATTGTTTTTAACTGTTCAGACCAGTTGCCATTTAATAACAATATGATGAACCGCGTATGCGCATATCATAGAATAAGAAGAGGAGTCAACAATTAATTTGTACATATGTATAAACATACAATACTCATAAAACTTCCTATAAGCCATTCTAAGAGCATAATACTTAAACCCTAGCCTTACTATTCCTTGAAAGAGATTAGACCACTGTACAAATAGTAAACAGCATTATCTATAAGTTTGAATGATAGAAAGAATAGCTATATAAATACATATATATAGAAGAGTAACAATCACATCACTGATAAGTGTAAGACATGAGGCTTGCAACATGGCTTAACTATATACATAACAGTTACTTAGGCTGGTAATCCTTTAGGATTGCTAGGCCTCCCACATCCGTGTGTAATTGTAATGTTATAACATAACGTATACCAGCTTCGCTGGATGATTGCCCCCAGCAGGGGGTTTGCTTCCCACGGTGTGTGTATGCATAACACTCCACAAATTTTTACAAAAATTAGCCTCGGTAATACGACTTTGCTTTTGCTCACCATGACTGAAGTCATACTTCGCACAGTAGCAGTCGGATGATTAATAAATTTTATTTATGTAGACTTGCTTTATTTATAACTTCTATCTATACTAATCATAATGCTAACAACAAGGTCGTATGTAAACATACTTCCAATAGTTCTAGTGTAACTTTTCATGTTACACGTATGTGCAGACCTCTTTAAGAGGACTTCTTGTACATTATTCTTTCAAGCTACGGGTATCGTAGGATGTGTTCCTCTTGCCCTAGTATTCTTTTGGAGTTTCTTTGAGTATATTTAATTGGTTATCAGGAAGTAAGGCAGTATCAGAACCTATAGAAGCTGTAGGTAATGTTCTTGATGCTTTATTCACTTCTGATGAAGAAAAATTGGATAAAGAAATTATTAAGCAAAGACTCTTTTTACAACCTGCCCTTGCTCAAGCTGAAATAACAAAAGCACAAACACAGCACAGAAGTGTTTTCGTAGCTGGTGCTAGACCCTTTATTCTTTGGGTATGTGGATTAGGATTCTTATTCTCTTTTGTTATCAATCCTGTAATCCAGTGGATTATGCCTGAAGTAGGTTCTCCAGTTCTTCCTCTTGAAGTTATGATGGAGCTTACATTAGCAATGTTAGGCTTAGCTGGCTTACGTACAGTAGAAAAGCTACAAGGTAAGGCTCGATGAGCCGTATACCCGTAAGTCATAAGAATAGAATACGTGGTGAAGAGAGACAGAGAAAAAGATCGGATTTAAACTTATCTAAAAATACTACTTCCGAACTTCTGGCTTTAGATCAAAAATTTTTATTGGCAGATACTACACTAGGAAATAGAATTGATGCAATTGAAACGGGAGCTGGGTTAGAGGCAGACGGGACTTACTCCGCAGACCCAACAACCAATTATCTTACAGGCGCAACTTCCCTAAAGAACGCTGACAAACTACTCGACACTCAGGTCAAACTTAATGCTGAGAACATAGGTGAGGCTGCTACAGAAGAAAGTCTTGCAGCTTTAACTCTTCGTGTCACAGATACAGAAGTTGAAACAGGAATCAATACTGCTCAAATAACAAACTTGCAAACCGAACAAACTACACAAAATACTAATATTTCTGCTAATGCTACAGCTATATCAAATAATACTACAGATATAGCAAATAATACTACAAGCCTATTAGATGAAGTAGCTTTAAGACCTCTATTTGATAATGTTGCAGACTTAATAAGTAGTAGTCCAGTAAGGGGTTTGGTTGTATCAACAAGACGGTATTACACAAATGAAGCCCCTGTACCTAATATGGATTTTATTATTCTGTCTCCAGCCGATTACGGTGTAGTACCAGATGGATATGTAGATTTCTATGTAGCATCAGGAGATGTAGCTAAGAATATATCTAATGTACTAACAAGTAGTATGGGAGGTATGAGGTCAGATGGCGCAGATTACACTGCTAACCTCCAAGCATTAGCTGCACAGTTAAACCCTAATAGAAGTTTATATATAGATAGTACAAGCTTTTCTCTCTCAGGTTTTGTACTGTTCAATAAAGGCTTTAAAGAAGTTTCCCATGCAAGTAATTGCGTAGTTACATTCTTAGGGGCAGGAGAATTAAGTTCAACAACAAAAGCTTTGTACAGCATAAACGTAGATGTAAACGGGACAAGCACTAATGAGACAGTCCTTACTACAACAGCAGCCGTAACAAATAAAGGCGGTAACTCTTTCTCAGTTATAGATGCAAGTGCCTTCCAAGAAGGTGATGCTATACGCATTAATAAGCATGTATGCATTATTACAGATATTTTTGGTAACATAGTTTATACGGATAGAACTCTTCCTATAAGGCAATTAGCTTCGGGTTCTCAAGTTTCGAGGTTAGATGTACCTAACACAAACTCTAGAATGGAAGGGCCGTCTTTAATTAAGTTTGCTCCCAACAGATCATCTCAATACTATGGAATGGGTGTACGAGCTAGTTATTGTGTAGGTATAACAATAAGTAATTTTAATTCTTTATATAATGCTTCTGGAGTAGCCGAGTTAGTTTGCTGTGCAGATTCTTACTTGTTAGGTATATATCAAAAGTCACCTACAGCAGCAGGTACTAACGGTTTAGCATACGCTGGACAACTAAGTGATGGAAATGATAATACAGCTCAGTATTTGAAGAGCCATGAGGGGAGACACTGCGCTTCTATATCTTTTAGTCACAGAAACAAAGTAATGGACTGCATAGACTTCCAAGGAACAAACGCTTCCTATTTAACACAGCACAACGGATGTAGGGAAAATACATTCATCAGATGTGACTTAGTAAATTGTTCATATGGTGTGTACTTAGGGGGGCAAGTTGCTGGAGCAGGAGCAGGAGAAGATTTAACAGATGGTGATCAAAGCAACATAATACAAGACTCTAAGTTTACAAACTCTCGCGGTCTTTACCATATGACTCGAAAGAATAAAGCTGTTAACTGTCAATTCATAAATGATGCAGTATCTTCCTTTCGAGAGGTTTTTGTACCACGTACTGGTGGAGGATCTACCTTTACAATAGAAAACTGTGAGATTGAGATTGTTAATGCAATTTGTGATGTTAGTGTGGAATTCACTTTGAACATGAGAGGTGGGTCTTACTCTAATACTAATATTGATACTCTGTTTAAGGGGACAGTTATTTCAAACAACATAGCTAATATAGTTTTTCAGAATGACCCCACAAGTAGCGAACTCCCCTTTGAAGGGTCTTTATTTTAAAACAGGAACATTATAATGGCACGTTATACCACATCAGGACAGAAAACTTCACTAGAAGCTCTCAATGCAGAACTAGAAAAAATTGCTGTCTCGCAAGAAGACTTGCTATCTAGAGTAGGGGACACTCCGAATCAAATAGAATACAACTTAGATATGAATAATAACCGTATCTTAAACCTCCCTCCTCCTGTAAATCCATCTGACCCTGTGCGATTACAAGATTTAACTTTACCTGAAATTATAGGTATCCTTTATGAAAGTGATTTAACAACAAGTCCTACAGCCACATCAGGCATTTTAAGGGCAGAAGATGCTTATGCTGCTACATCTATTAATTTTCATACAGGACATGCTCCAGATAAATCAGAAGTAGGTCTTGGAAACGTTGATGACACATCAGACGTAAATAAACCTGTTAGTACAGCACAAAGTACAGCTATAGGCTTAAAGGCGGATACGACTGCTTTAACTGCACATACTGCAGATATAAATAATCCACATTCTGTTACACAGACACAAGTTGGGTTGTCTAACGTAAACAATACAGCAGATGCTGATAAGCCTATATCTACTCTAACTCAAATTGCTTTAAATAGTAAAGTAGATGATACGCAAGTTTTGACTAACGTACCTCTTGGCGCTTTATTCACAGACACTCACACTACCTATACGGTTGGTGACGGTGGATTGACGCAAGTTAACTTTACGACGGCAGATAATACTAAACTCGATGGTATTGCGGCAAGTGCGAATAATTACACGTTACCCGCCTCAGTTGTTCACGATACTGAAGCAGGCGCATTACACGCCACAGACGCTTTATCAATCGCAGGGCAGGTGATTACACTCAAGCGCGGCAATAATACAACTGAGACCGTCACAATCCCTGCCGATACCACTTACTCAGTGGGTGATGGTGGGTTAACAGAGATAAACTTTACCAGCGCTGATAACGTCAAGTTAGATGGGATCGCAGCAGGAGCTGAAGTTAATGTTGTAGACTCTGTAGCAGGTAAAACGGGAGTTGTATCTCTTGTTAAAGCAGACGTTGGGTTAAGCAATGTTAATAATACATCAGACGCAAACAAGGCTGTAAGCACTGCACAACAAACAGCTCTTGATTTAAAAGCTGACAGAAGTTCTCTAAAGAGACAGTCTTTACTTGATAATCCGTTATGTCATTTATTTAAAACAAATAAACTTGTAGAGACATCAGCGCCAACGGGCACAGATAGCGATATAACATTTACAAGAGCATCAATGGCAACATATGTTGACAGATACGGCATTGTAAAAATAGCAGCAGTTGATACTATTCGAGAAGAAAAAGATGGGTTTTTAATTGAACAGGCGGGCACTAATATTGCTCGATATTCTGAGCAATTTGACAATTCGGTCTGGGTTAAAAATACAGTTACTGTAACAGCAAACAACGTTGTAGCACCAGACGGCACTATGACTGCTGACAAGTTCGTTGGAACGTCTGCTAACGGTCTTGTAAAACAAAGCTTTGCAGCAACATCAATTCTGTCTACTGCTAGTGTTTGGCTAAGAGCTGATGTTCCAAAATTAATCAAATTATTCTTTCAAGGTGGGGTACAACAAGAAAAATCAATAAATTTAACAACAGAATGGCAAAGATTTGAAATTAACAGTAATGACGTGGCTGCCAACTTGTTTCTTATCGGCGGCGGACAAACACTTGGCACAGGTGAAACTATATATGCTTGGGGCGCACAGATTGAACAATCTCTAGTTGCTACTAGTTACATACCAACAGTTGCAACGCCTGCCACTAGAATAGCTGATACAGCTTTGCTACCAGTTTTAAATAACGTAGTAACAAAAGAATTTTCTATTTTTGGAATTATATCTAATAAATCAGTAAACACAAATACAGGAGCTAAAAGAATATTTACAATACCAACTTCTTCGGTCGGATTTTTTACGTTCTTTTACAGCGCAGCCAATCCAGACACATATTTATTTAGATACGATGATGCTAGTGCAGCAGTACAACTTGGTGTTGCTTCAACAGAAAATACAGTATATTTTGCAATAACTGTAGAGGGGTCAAATGTAAAATTAAACATCAACGGCACAGAAGCTACGGCTACTAAACTTTCTGACCCATCCTTATTATTATCAGGTAATGTATTATTTTTTGATCTTGCGGGAAGTGCATTAAAAAAGTCAAACGGAAATATAAAAGATTTTAGAATTTATGATTTTGCGTTAAACGCTAACGAGATAGAGTATTTATTGCCATGATTGATTTAATAACATACATACCAAACGTTGAAGAATTTAGAGCAGAAGCACAGGCAAATGCTGAAAATGAAATACTAGGATTTAGTATTGATGATGATAATAATTTATCTTATGAAGTTGGCAAAATACCAGTTTTTTATCATCCCGACGGGAAAAGAACATTGTCATTAATACGTCTGTTAAATCAAGATGAAGTTGATGTTTTTGATTCACTAGATACATGTCAAAGAATTGGCGTTTGTGAAAATGGCGAGTATATTTTTGATGAGGGTGGTCAAGAAATATACGACAGTGTTTATGACAGAACAGCAGTTGAAATTACTGATGCTGATGGAAATGTGACAGAATACACTCCACCAACAATCTTAGGTATATTTGCGTAACACAGCAACTAGCTGTACAGAATATGGCTGCGGTTTGGTCAGTATAATTAAATTTAAGGTTAAGAGGTTATAATGGCAAGGTACACAACATCAGGCATTAAAAGCACAATAGGAACTCTAAACACAGAGTTAGAGAAGATTGCTGCGGCTCAAGAAGATTTTATATCCAGAACAGGAGAAGCTCCTAATCAGATGACTGATCATTTGGATTTGAATGGAAATAAAATTCTAAATTTGCCAGCTCCTTCTGACCCAAATGATGCAGTAAGACTACAAGACTTAAACATTGTTGCAGAGGCAATACCTACTACTTACCGAGACATTCGAGATTTTGGGGCAATCCCTAATGACCCGACTTTCGATAGTATTACTGCGTTAAACCTTGCTTTAGCATCTGCAAATACTCTAGAAACTGTGTTAATTGAAGGGGGTGTGTATTACTTCTCTAATGTTATATATGCTCAAAGGGTTTTACTGGCAGGGAGTGGTACGGTTTGTCCAATAAGTACGTATGATAATACTCTCCCTCTTATTACAATTCAAGCAGACCGTTCGCATATAAGTGACATTACTTTTGATATGCTTAATACAGCTTCTTATCCCTTACGAATAGAATCTGCATACAACATTATAAAAGATTTAAAAGTAAAAAACATGGGAGCTACTCCTGATACATCAACAAGTGCAGCAGCCGTACATTTAACAGGTGCAGGAGCGCATAGAAACACAGTTGAAGGTATCACAGTTGAACGTTGTGTTAATGTAAGTGCTTCTAATCCCAGTATTCCTCGCTGCATAACTCTTGATGGTGGTGCAAGTTACAACTCAATTAGAGATATACATGGATATAATATAGCAGCCGGTATAGTTCATGGTACAGGCAGAGGTAATGTATTAGATGGTTTTGTATTCGATAACAGCTTGGGTACAGATGCAGAACAACGTAATGGTATATACTCTTTAGAAGGATGTTCTTACTTCACTTGTATGAATGGTGTAATTAATAACAGCGCACAGCCTATTGTAGATAAAGGGTATGGTAACTTATATAAAGATATTTTAGAGATAGATAGTGATGCGGATGGTGTTTCTAACTCATCTGATTGTACTTTTGACGGGATTACTAAAATCTTTACTAAAGACAATGACCCTGATAACCCCTCTGCTACCTACGACCCTCTTACTGACAGTTATTATAATACCCCAAATGGGGGCTTTATAAGGACTAGGGGGGATAACGTTCAACAAAATGGAACACACTACATAGTTAACAACCTAACAATTAAAAATTGTAAGATTATTGTTCCTAATCATTATACTAGTATGTTTACATTTGATACAGGGACTGTGAATAACTTACTAGTAGAAAATAACATATTTATTACGGAAAATGTCGATAGTGTTTTATTTAGAAATATAATCCTACACGCTTCAGGAGAAAACCCTCGTTATATTGGAAATACTTTCCTAGTAAGAAATGAACAAACTCCTTATACAACTTTACAGAGTTGGACAATACGTCTTCCTAGCAATGCTACGGAAGGAAAGTGGTTAAGAAACAGTTTAGAGTGTACCGCAGTAAATGGTATCTTGCGTTTAGTAGGGGGTTTAAGCAATACGGGAATAGAAATAGATGATACAAATCAATTAAGAGCGGATTTTGGTACTGCTTATATTCAAGATGGTTTTAAAGGAAGATTTCTTCGAGGTTTCATTCCTCCTAATTCAGGAGCTTGGACTGCTGGTGACGTAATAAGTAACTCAAATGTTAATGTATCTCCTCTCCCAGCATTTGACTTTCAGAAGTATGCTTTCTTTATATGTTCAAAAAGTGGAGATTATAGTGACCCCAACAACACCCCTGAATTTTCTTTAATTGAGGATGTTTCTTTAGCTGCTGTATACCCTCAAGTCGTTACGCCTAGCATAACTAACCCAGCAGTAGATGGTGTAACAAAAAACCCAAATAACGGTGGATTCGTGCCTAGTGTATTTGCTGGCACTACAGGTCAATCCCATGCTAGCTCAGATTGGGAAATAGCCTCCGACCAACAGTTCCTTAACCCTGTTTTTACTAGCTATGCAAACCCCAATGACAAGTATGGTGTAGTTTATTCAGGTTTACCAGCAGCAAGTAATCTATACGTAAGATTAAGGTTTACAAGTACAAGTGGTATTGTAAGCCCTTGGAGTGCTAGAAGACAATTCTTTACATCTTAAAAAGGAAAGTTTATGAGTAAATTAAAAGGTAGTAATGGTGTGATGTTTACTCAAGGGTTATTCTATGAATATAACAATCCTGATGCCCTTTTTACTCTTCGACCTGAAGATTATACTTCTCGTAAAGGTAATACGTATGTCAGCTTTGCTAGAGTATATAGGGAATCTGTCGATGAATATGATGCAGCTCTATCTCTTCTTAACAGTTGGGGCCACTGGCAAAAGCTTTGTAAAGAAAAGTGGTTTCAAACAGGAGAAGTAAATGGCAGTAACTTTACAGGACTTAATGACTGGAGAGAAGAAAAAGAAAAGTCTAACGAATCGGCTGCTAAAAGGGTTCTTCTGGATGCTATTGCTGATGGTGATACTCAAGCAGCTTGGAAACTATATGACAAAGTTACTAAAAAAGAAGTTACGAAAGGGGTGGGTCGTCCTGAAAAGAAAGTGCCAACTATTAAAACGAGCAATGTCAGCAATATTGCAACTGAAATAAGAAAAAGGAATCTGGTTAATGGAACTTAGTGCCTTAGCTAAATTTCTGTGGATTCCAGCACTAGCTGTTTTTACTTTTTTTGCAAAAAGCTACTTTAACTCTCTTGAGAAAAAAAGCGAATTGCTTTCAAAGAAACAAGCCGACATTGAAAAAAGTATCATAAACTTGGAAATGGAATTAAATAAAAACTACTACGACAAAAGAGAAATTAAAGAACATATAGTTCTTCCTCTTATGGATAGATTTTCAGAAGTAGACAACCAAGTAAAAGTAATATCAGGGATGATGGTTGATATACATTCGGATATGGCAATCTTGAAGTATAAGATTCTTGGCGAAGAGTTTGGAAAGAAATGAGTATTGAACAACTAAAGAAAGATTGTGAGAGTGACCTTTTCTTCTATGCTCAAGTTATGTTTCCTAGTAGGTACTTTGGAGAAGTTCATGAAGAGATGTTTCGTTTCTTTCAAAGGTCTCTAGAAGAAGCAATGGAAACAGGGCAAGGCGATAATGCTGCGGCATTGATACCTCGTGACCACCAGAAGTCTTTTTGTATAGCAGTTGCTTCTTCATGGGCTATTACTAAATACCCTTGGTTTACTGTTACATATGTATCTTCTAACCCAACTTTGTCTGAAAGACAGTTGACAGTTATTAAGAATATATTTAAGAGTGATTCCTACAGAGAGCTTTGGCCTGAGATGCTTAACTACGAAGTTAACCCTCGAACTAAAGAATACGACCATAGGTCTTTAGGAACTTGGACTAAAACAGAAATAACTGTAGACCACCCTGAGAGACCTCGTAGTGAAAAAGACCCAACAGTAGCAGCTACAAGTGCTAAGAGTACCAACACAGGGGCGCACTACAAGATGTGTATCTTTGATGATTTGGTTACTAACGAGAATTACCGTAGTGCTGCTGAACGAGAAGATATTAAAGAAGTCTATCAGTCGTATGCTTCTATTGCCACTACAGGAAGTATTAAGTGGATGGTAGGAACAAGATACGGGGATAATGATTTATACGCAGCCTTGAAAGAAAAAGAATACGAGATATTTGATGATGAAGGTATTGTTACCGAGACTCGTCCACTATGGAAGTGGTTTGAACGTAAAGTAGAAACTAGTAAAAGATACGATGGTACAGGTGACTTTGTATGGCCTAGAACTAAAATGCCAGATGGTAATTGGTACGGTTTTAATCAGACAGAATTAAGTAAAAAGAAGTCTGAAGCATTTAACTTAGAGCTGTATTACTCACAGTATTACAATGACCCTAATGCAGCCAGTGAAGCAAAGATTACAAGAGATTGTTTCATGTACCTCCAGCCTAATCTGTTAGAGCAAAGGCAGAACAGGTGGTTCTACGGAAATAAAGAATTAAAACTAGCTTGTGGTATGGATTTAGCATTTAGTGAAGGCAGTGGTGTTCGTAAAGTTAAACGAGATTACACATCCATTGCCGTGACGGCTTGGGATAATGAAGGGTACTTATACGTACTAGACCTTCAAAGATTCCAAACAGCTAAGGCAGAAATATATTATGAGAAGCTTATTACAATGCATGAGTATTGGGACTTCCGAGAAGTAACAGTAGAAACTAATGCTGGTGGTGCTGTAGTAGCTAATTTCATTCAAGACGAGATACGAAGAGCAGGTCATACGTTGGTAGTTAAACATCAACACAAAAACCAGAGAGAAGGCACAAAAGAAGAACGTAACTCTCAGTTATTTGAACCTCTTTACAGAAATAAAAGTGTTTACCATACGAAAGGTGGGTACACAAGATTGTTAGAAGAAGAACTTCACTTAACAAAACCACCGCACGATGATTTAAAAGATGCTGTATGGATAGCTGTTAGTAATAGTAAACGACTAGCCAAACCTAAATTTGCAACAAATAAAAGAGAACGGACTGTTGTTAATGCTTCTAACCGATTTCTTAGTAGGAGAAAAAGAGCTTGATTACCCT